TAACACTATGCCCGGAAACATCACGGGGATGCATTCGTGTATTGTGTCCTCTAGAGACACTATGTCCAGAGACTTCACGAGGCCTCAATGGTGCACCATTACCCCTAGTTAAAGACTGAGTATCAGGCCTAAGCGGGAGCTTAGAATGGAAATCTTCTTGTGAACTCAGCCCTTTGAACAACAACGAACCTGCGTTATGGGCAGGGGCATTAGGATTATCAGTATAGAACTTAACTCCATAGTAAGTACTAATTGTAGTCACAGTAACAGTTAAAACTGAAGCTAACGCTCCAAATACTAACCATGAATGAACTCGCATAAAAGGCGAGTACACTTCATCACACCAATTATCCCATTTTCTCTTTAACACCTTAGCTTTTAAACTCCAATGTACAGAGTTATCCTTTACTTCTTCACACTTATGTATTTGTGTAGTAATTTGTTGAGGATGATAATCAGGCGTAATATTAATACGCATCTTCTCAAAATCAAACGATTGCAATGTGTTTCTCCAAGTTTTAACTGGATTAACCACACTCATCTTATCAACATTATTTCTACCAAATACTATCCCAACAAAAAACCCAAAAGCCTCTAGTTTCTTGTCAAAAAAATAAGTGTAATCTATCTCTGGGTGTTCTCGAACATAAGTGAGAAAATCCCCAGGTTTTCGAACGCCTATCTTAAGAAGTTTTGCAAAACAAAACTTCTCAAGTTTAACCAAATAATGAGGTTTCATTGAAGGAAAATCCTTCAACTCGGGATCATCATAAAACTGGTTATTTTCAAGAATATACAAGTACTTCGCTAATCGAATAACTCGTTTTCTTCTTTTAGGATCGATATCAAACGCGAACGTATAAAACCGTTCAACCATTCGAGCAACGACTCCAATTCCAATTGATGTATGATCAGCTTCACTGATCATCTTCTCTAACATACGTGAATAAGATTCCTTATGTTCTATCAGCATTTTAGTGCCAACTGAATTATCATAATCTAAAGGAAAACCTAACTCACATGGTAGAGGAACAAATTCTTCTCCATCATACATCACCTCTTCTAAAATTTCAACGGGGTTGAGACCAGAAATTGCTTGCTTTACAAAGGCAAACATATGTCCAGTAACTACAACCCCCGAATCATTTTCTTCAACTTTAGATTCATCAACAACCCTTGACTTCCGCAAGTCTTCGTGTCGTTGAATAACCAAAGAGGTTGCACGTTGCGCGGCA